TAAACCCGCATATTTTAATACTTAAAATTTTCTGTTTTTTCTGATGCAACTCTCTCACCTGAGGTAGTCTGATCAAAAACTGGTCCTATATCAACTAATTCATCTTGAGCAGATTGTTCACAATCAAACAATCTCATTTTAGCTCTATCAACACCCACAACAAATCTTCTATGATATGTTGGGTCATTGTATCTATTCTTTAATTGTTTGACCATCACTTGATCTAATTCTTGTAAATCTTCTGTAGATATCAGAGCAAACATAAAGTCAGCTGTGGCAGGTAATCCGAATGATTCAGAAGTATCTTCTAATCCAACATCTGTTGATACGAACCCTGTTCTATTTGTTTGAGTAGCAGACATAATCGGAACATCAAACTCAACAGCTAATCCTCTTAATTCTTCTGCAATACTCTTAACATAAGTGTATGTATTTACATTACTACCAGGTCTAACTCTGAATGAAGCACAAATGTTTAAATAATCTATGAATATTATATCAGGTGTAAAATCTTTCTTTAAATCTAATTCTTGTAATAAATGTCTGAAATGTCCTGAATGAGCTGTAGCTGTTGGATATTCTTTGACAATTAATTTTCCTTTTGTTTTCTCTTGAACTCTTTTAATTTTCTTTTTATACATTGACTTCGGTAAATCATCTAAATCATTTAATGATATGTCTAATAGATTAGCGTCAATTCTTTCAGCAATCTTTTCTTCGGCCATTTCTAAAGTGATATATAAAACATTCTTACCTTGAAGTAAACAACTTGCGGCAACATGACACATAAACAAAGATTTACCAACACCTGTTCCAGCCATACAAATATTTAATGTCTTATTAGGTAATCCACCTTTTGTAATTTTATTCATCAATTCTAAATCAAAAGGAATTCTTTCTTCTTCTGTATGATAAAAATCATATCGTGGTTCCCAATCATCTAAAAAGTCATGTCCTATATTTGTATCAAAAGATACTGATAAAGCGTCTCTTAAAATCTCAGGAATTTCTCCCTTGGATCCATCAGATTGAATAATCTCAATAGAACTCATTACTCCATTATAAACAGCTCTATCTTTACACCAATTTTCTGTTGAATCAATTAACCATTCATCAGGAGTATTTGAAGTGTCTGTTTTTATTTCTTGAATAAGATTTATAGATTCTTGAAGTAATTGAGCATCAACATCATCTTTTTCATCAATGTCAATGATTAAAGCTTCAGGTGTAGGTACAGATTTATACTTTAAAAAGTAATCACTAATTTGTTTAAATAGGAACTCCTCGTCCCTTTCTGAAAAGAACTCTGATTTTATGTAAGGTAATACTTTTCTAGTATATTCTTCATTCGTTATCAGATTCTTGAGAATCGTCTGTTCTAGTCTCGTTGCCATATAAAAATTCCTGTCTTGCTACTTCGTCTAATTTATCCAATATTTCTTTTGTGAAATATTTCTCTGGATTGTTGTTAATTGTTTTACCGAATTGTGTTGTACCATCAGGCAACTCAACTCTAGTAGATGATTGTTTAAAAATACCATATTTGATTGCTAGTTCTAGTAATCCATAATATCTATCTAAACCTTGTTCATATCTTAATATGACATCTACCATTTTATTCTCAATCGTAAGTCTTGATTTCTCATTCTTACAATGAATAATATTTCCAATAACATCTTTTCCGTCTTTCTCTTTCTTTTTAGATAAAAAGATAATAGACGATGCTGCGTATTTAAGACCGCTTCCACCACCCATAACTTTTCTTGCAAACAATCCCATTTCATCATAAGTATGATTTGTTACGATTAATGGAACTCCAGCTTTACCAAGTTTAAGTGTTAAAACTCTAAACGCACCTTTCACTAATTGTGCTCTAGTCATATCTTTAGTTTCAGAACCTTTAGCTGTATCTTCAATTTCTTTTGTTGTTGATAACATACCAAGAGAATCTAAAACAAATAACATTTTCATATCTGTTTTATCTTCTATGTACTGATCTATAATACGAATAGATTGCGTTCTAAATTCTTGAACTGTTGTAACAGGAACAATGACGATTCTAGAAGAATCAATTCCTCTAGCTTCAATCATGTTTTTTGTGATTGCACTTTCAGACTCAAAATAAATGACAGCCGCTTCGGGGTTATCATCTAAAAATTGTTTACACATACCAAGTGCGAAATATGTTTTACCTGTTGCAGATTCACCAGCTAATGCTGTGATCTTGTTATTAGGTAATCCATCATATATTGATCCAGATAATAAAGCATTAAATATATAAGAACCTGTGTCAATGTATCCACTAACATCAGCGGCTTGAACACCGTCTTTTACTATACTTGCAAACTCATTACCTGTCGTTTTGATCAGATTTTTCAAATAACTCATAATTAATCTCCGTTTCTTAACTCTCTCCGTTTTCGTTTGAGAGTATTTTCATAATCTATCATTTGTCTAACTTCTTTTTTAAAAGTATGAAGTTCAACCATATTACAGATTAATAAAACCCATGTAACTAAGTGTAGGGTGAAAAATATATTTTCTACACTCATACTATTATTATAACAGCTTTTGCTGTATTGTCAATCTCTTTTTTATTCATATTATTACCCAAAAAAATCATCTAAATTGGAAACAGGTTCTGTTGTCCAACCGATCTTGTCTAAAATTACTCCTAAAGGCTCAACAAAAGATTTCTTAAATTGAAGTTCATAATCAATATAAGGTTCTAATTCAAACTCTTTAGGTAAAACATTGACAAAAGATATCACATTTTCATTTATCACATTAGGCATTTTCAAATAACAAAATTTGACTTTCTCACCATTAGTAATAACGGGATACTTCTTATCTATATTGTATTTATACATTAAATTATTGTACAACAAGGATCCTCTTACATGAATAGGCGTTCCTTTCTTGTATATTGATGCATTATTCTGATAATTAGTCACATTCTGACAACCTCTTGGAAAAGATATTTCTTCTATGGGTAATTTCTTAAATTCATTCCAACTATCTTCAATAAACGCCCAAACATCATGTTCAGTTTTATTCATTAAAACTTTAATACCTTTTTCTAAATTTTTTCTACACCACATTGGAGTTGAAGATTTAGCTGTTTCAATTCCCATCATTTTTAATTTAGGAGTTTTATATCTTACTCCTTCTGAATCATGTACATTAAGAATATATCTTTTCTTAGCTGTCCAGATACCTTTATCAGCAATAACTTCTCTACCCATATTCATTCTATTTTCATAAGCATTCATATAAGAAGCTAATTCTTCATAAGATTCATTGATCATAGGTTCTATTCTATCTTTAGCTACTGTATCTAGAAACTCAACAGGATTATTTGGATCCATTCTTTCAATCAATTTTTCAAATGTAACATAAATTGAATCAGTATCAATCGCGACTACATAATCTTCATCAGTTTCTAACAATTTATTCATCCATTTATTAACAGCTTTCTCTACCCATTTAATACTTAATTGTCCAGCTGTTGTAATTCCTTCAGCTATGTCTCTATTGAAGTATCTGAACCATTGATTTCCTAAAGCTCCATAACATGAATTAAGGGCAATCTTCTTGGCCATCTGATTATTGTTCTCAGCAGTTATAGCATACTCTAATTTCTTTCGTGTTGTTATATTATCTTTAGCTGTATCTTCTAATTCTTTTTGATGTTGTAGCATTTTATTTTTAGTCAACACTCTTTCATCATACATTTCTTCTAATAGTTCAGGTAAAAACCCTTGTTTCTTTGTAGTGAACATAGCACCATTTGGCGTAACTGTTGAAGTAGTTAATGAAGTTATATCAACCTCACCTTCTAATAATTTTTTAACAGATATATCTTGATTAAATTTATTAGGAATATAAGTATCAGGACTCATATTATATTGCATAATTAAATGTGGATATAGACTGTTTAAATCAAATGACATTACCCATTTATGTTGTCCTACTTGAGGTTCTTTTACATAAGCTCCAACAATTCTTGAATCTTGTGATCCTTTCTTTGGTGGTGGAACCATGCCTTTCTTTTTTAAGAAATTATAGATTAATAAATCCCAAAATCTTACTG